AGAATCTACTAATAAACTACCACATAAACCTGAAGCTGAAACTGAATAAAATATTCCTGTACCTGGTTGAACTGTATAAGATTTGTTTAATACAGGATTTTGTACTTGAAAAGAATCCATATTAACAGTAAAATTGTTGTCTAAACTTAAAGCTGCTTGAGAATTTATAAAATATAAATGTCTAGCATTATAAGAATTATAATCTTCTAAGTCACTGGTAAATAAACTATGAGTCGCATCCTTGTATATTGGAACTGCCAATGATATTTCTATAATAGCCATATCATATTCTGGCCACTCTTTAACGATTTTAAAAGGAATGTTGTTACACTCATACGAATTGTTACTAAAACAATTCCAATCTCTAAAAATATTAGCAACACCTTCCATTGTCGAGTAAGAATGAACTTGAACAACGGCTCTACGTCCTGAAATAATGCATTGGGATATATTTTTAAAACCATCTTTACTAATCAATTCTATAATGCGCATCTTTGATCTTAAAGAAGATATGCGCGTACTTAAACCTGTCTCATCTTTCACTATATCTGTCAAAGTGTCATTTCCACTATCTATTATAACAGAAGGTATAGTACGCTGTATATATTCTCTATGCGCTTCATGCCATACTTTAACACTTTCTGCACGATAGCTATTTTCTGTCAAATCATTAGGAGAAATATCTCCTACAATATGTTGGTATAATTTTTGAGCTGCTACAGCTGATAAAGCGCAGAAGGCTCCATTAAAGCAACCCATCAAAAAACCCATCCCTGCTGGATAAGCCATTTTTTGCAATGCTCCATCACTTCTTAAAAAATCATAAATATTTATTGTTTTTTCATATAAATTACTAGTTAAATTAGACAAATATTCCTTAAAAACTGCTATGTTATCTTTATTCAAAAAAGAAATAAATTGGAAATATGACTGTGTATCAAAATACTCATCTTCATTACTATCTATCCTAAAATTGTCAACTAACTGGTCAATTTCGTCTTCATCTTCTCGAGACAACTCATTTCGTTGGTACAAATTCTGTTGTTTTTCTAAAAATGAAGAAATCAATGTATAAATCCATGCTACTGTACTATTGTTACTAGTTATATCTATAAAAGGTTGCAAAATGCAATCAGATTGTGGTCCAATAAACTTCTTCGTCCATGAATTGTCATCATGATTAAATTTTTTGTATTGAAGTCTACCACTCATTTTTCCTTTTGAAAATGTAGTCTCATTAAAACTTAAAACGTGACACCTTCTAAACAAAGCAGAAGGTTCTGATATACAATCCGTTTTAGTAAATGAATGTAAATCTGAAAAATGGTTTGTTGTTATCAACAACAGTTTACTGTTAAAAAATTTTGTGTTTTTATTTTTGGCTTCCGCACAATCTAACGGGAATTTCACAGGTGAAACAAAATTAATAATTTGTCTCCACTGAGATACTCCTTGTTGTCCTACATCGTCCATAACAAAAACGTCTTGATCTAAATAATCATCATAAAAATCTTTACCTGCATCAATAGATGGGCAAGAATGATTGTAAATGGAAAAATTTTTCTTTACTAAGTAATGTACTACTTTATTCATCATAGTCGACTTTCCAGACCCTGCTTTTCCTTCGAAAACTATACACACTGGCTCATTTCTAGCTGAAACATCGAAATTTTTTGCTAACTTAACCATTACTTGTAAAGTAGAATATTGTTGAGCATATATTTTATAAACTGGATTAACTAATAAATTCTGTATATAATTATTACCTATCATTTCTTTATGTAAATCTAAACACTCGCCTCTAATTACAGGATCAAATATCAACTGGTTGTTTTTCTGAAAATCAATTGTTAATTTAGTCATCTTTGCTGTTAACTTTAAACCTCTAACAAAATTCAAAGGCTGTGACAAAATATCAATTATAGAAGACACAAATTCCAATTTTAACGTATCCTTAATCCATACTAAAATATCGTGACAAACTTCTAAAAATTTTTGTATCAAATCCATAATTATGTTTGGTGAATCTAAAACTTTTTTGTTGGTCATTAAAGAAATTTGTTTCAATCCACGCATTACAAAATCTGGCAATCCAAAACACGTTAACATTAACATAATAGAATCTACACTACTTAATTCATCTAAAGACTGTGAAAACATTAAACTATTATTATTATTCTTAAAATCTGAAAATCTCATCATAGATGTATAAAATCTAGCTATAAATTTTAACATAGATATTGGTCTCCAAAAGAAAGGATCGCTTAATTCTAAAGTTAAAGTCAAAACATCTATTATCCAGGCGGCTATTTGAGGATTATTTAAATTGTTAATTATTTTAATTAAAACTTGACTAGTGTTTTTAATATGAGAAAACATATTACCTATAGTATCTATCAATCCTTGAGTAAACATTTTGGGTTTTGCAATAAAAATTTTAAAATCTTTCTTCTGAACTACTTGCATACTAAAATTACTATATTTATTCAATATCCATTTAGAAATAGTTTTAGGTGAAAGGAAAAACAAAATTTTTCTATTATAATCTAAAAAATATTCACCTTCTTTTTCTCCTATTAAATTTTTAATAATAACATGGTCTAAATCTACGCTTTTTAAATAAGCTACAACTTTTCGTTCTACACTATAATATCTACTGGAATAATTATTATTACTATTATTTACAATTTTTGGTTGGGTTAATTTTCCCAACCCTAATGAAACTAGATCTTGTTCAATTTCATTGTCAGGTTTGAAAGCGTTGACTAAGCTTTGGAAAGAATCAGATTCCAACTGTTTTTCTTTATTTTTATTTTTATTTTTGTTTTTTATTTTATTTATTGTGCAAATTTTATGAGAACCAATGCCAAACCTTTGCGAGTTTGTATCGGGTATGTTTTTTAAAGTTAAGGGGAATTCATTACATGGTTGCATTACGCGTTTTTATATAATAGTTATTCAACTCATTGTTAGGCACAACCCTAAAATATACAAAATGAATATAGGTACTTCCTTCTTTCACTAGGGAGATTCTTGTTGAAAATATTTCTCTCAAAATATTCGGATGTAACTAACCTTACAACTGGCTGGTGAGATTCTGTTTGAAAGTGTCTCTCTCTAACACTCGGATGTAAATAACCTTACAACTGGTTGTGCAAATTAAAGCTTGCTAACTTGGATGACAACTGTTATTAATTATTAAGTCATCTAACTTAATAATTAACAAGAATACAATGTCATATATCTCTCGTCAATTATTAAAAAGATTTTTAATAATCAATAAAAGGTATATAAATATATTAATTAAAATTTAATGGTTCTCCATCAACGAGAAATTTGAACTACAAAAATATAATCTAAAACAATATGCTTAAATAATTTTTAAGCATGGTGCTGTTCGATTA